AGGATAGTCAGCAGATCGTGCATTAGCATTCTTCGCTCCAACAGTGAAACATGGTAGTGCAGTGTTGATGGGAACGCAATTTGCAACAACATTCAAACCAAACCAAGGAGAAGCTCCAACTACACTACCACCAATTGACGGTAAGTATTTTAATTACAAGAGCAGTCAAATATCACCACTACTATCAGGCTTATTGGATGAAGGTAAGGCCGAAGATGTATTAATGGTTTGGGTAGATTGGCAGTACGGATTTGTGAAGCCAGTGTATAAAGGCAATGATACAAAACGACCAGTCTATCAAGGAGTTCAATACATTAAAGTTGGAAACAATTTAGTAATCAATCCAAACAGAGCAATTACAGACGCTATGGGAGGAACAACTGCTGAGATCCAGGAGTTGGTTAGAACTAGGGTAAATTTTCCAAAACCGGTTGATAATGGTAGTCTAGCGTCATACAAAGCCCTATCATACGATCAGATTGCAAAAAGAGCTAATGATACATCGGTACAAAGACCAGACTTCCGTAAGGATTTGGGTATCAGTGTAAAGGGTGGTACAAGCGTTAACAGTAGAGGAACAAACTCTTCAGCATCTAACGACTTTGTAACTCTATCGATAGCTTCTATGACTGGTGGTGGATCGGTTAAGTTCAGAGCATTCATAACAAGCTTCAGCGATGGCTTTAGTGTTAGTTGGAATGATGTGAACTATGTAGGTCGTCAAGACACATTAAAAGCATTCAAAGGGGTTACTAGAGCTGGTAGCTTAGCATTCAAAGTGGCTGCATTCAATAAAGCTGATTTAGGAGTGTGTTACTCTAAACTGAGCACACTAGCTAAGATCGCAGCAGTAGGTAGTCCATTAAATAGTGGTAAGTATATCGCAGGACCTTTGTGCAAAATCACAGTAGGTAATTGGTTTACAAATACACCGTGCGTATTCAACTCAGTTAAGTACGATATTCAGATGGCTGATTACTCTTGGGATATTGATGAAGAAGTACCACAACTGGTGGATGTCTCAGTAGATTTTGCTATATTAGGAGATGTGTCAGGTAAGTCTTTGAACTCAAGCACAAACAGATATTTTAATTTCGGATAATGGCTAGAAATAGATACGATAACATACCGATGAAGGTTGGAGATAATGGAAAGCGCGTATCACGCAGCGTTATCTATCCACCTATACCAAGAGATGTAAACGACATTTATGTAATCACAACCATTGGAGATAGGCTTGATTTGCTAGCTAAAAAATACTATGGTAGTGTAGGTCATTGGTGGGTCATTGCCCAAGCTAACGAAATAGGAAAGGGAAGTCTTACATTACCGGTAGGTGTTCAATTAAGAATACCAACCAACGTCAACGCAATAATCACAAAGTTTGAAGAACTAAATCAATAAAGTTATGGGTAGTGTTTTTGGAAGAAAGTCGGTACCTGGCCAAGTGTCGGCCGAGATAAATAATCGTGGTACTAAAGCAGGCCTGCTATGGAATGCAAAAAGATTCCCATGGATCAGAGTAACCAGTCTATGTAGTGGTTGCACAGACAATAGATATATAGCATTGGGAGATCCAGGACAATCCTTATACGAAGACAACTATGTACGTCCATATCCAGTAGTAACACAAGTTCAGGTTAAGAAGCAGGGAGAGCTTGGTACAACAAAGAAGGCTATTGTTGATATAACAGCATTTTCAGACGAGCAATTGGTTGAATTACAGAAATGCTTCTTTATTCCAGCTATGGGTGTAAGAGTTCAATGGGGATGGAATGTTGATAGCTTTGGTAATATAGCAGAACCTCTTGTGTTTGATAGAAGTATGTCAAACCCAAAAGCAATCTGCAAAATGAACAATCATGCAAGCTCTCACACCAATTACAACGGATTACAGGGTATTGTAGGTAACTTCAGCTACAAGCTAACAGCAAACAATACATGGGAGTGTAGCATGGAGATTATTGCAGCATCAGAAGCTGTTGCAGGATCTAGTGTCGCTACACACAACTGTCCACAATGTGCTCGTGAATATACCAACGAAGAAAATGGCGAATCTAAAAAGGCTGTTGAAAATAAGTCAGACCTTTACACATTCTTCCACGACCTTTTCGAGAATTTTGAAACAGCAACTCCAAAGTATAAAAGTGCTTTTGGCGGTGCACCAACCATCATTCAAGGAAACTACATGGGAGTTACTCGTGATGACAAGGGTGGTGATGATTCTAGTTGGTATGAGGGTGGAATCATAGGATCTGTGATAGGAAACGATCCAGACGCTACAGAAGCTTATATTTCCTTTGCGACATTAGAAGCAGCAATCAATACACTATGTCTACCAACAAAAGGAGGTAAACATACGGTTGGAAAAATACAAAGTAAGAATACATACATAACATACCATCCAAGCTTGGAATCTACGGATCCGAGAGTCTGTGTAATTCCGGGAACAAACTACTGGTCCAACATAGTGTCTCTAAAAGGATGGGCAAATCCAGCAATAGCATCAGACGGCGGTACTCAGCGAGTACTTCTCGACAACATACTAATCAACGCTGTTTTCTTAATGCTCGAAATTGATAGTGTAGAGAAGAGTGGTGATGCAAAACTCACAACGTTCTTACAAAACGTGTTACGTAAGATCAACGCAGCTTGTGGAGACTTGTGGGAGTTTGAGGTAGTATCGAGTGAGGAGAATTGTGCGGATGCAAATGAGGTACCAGTGATATCAATCATTGATACAAAGATTTATGATCCAGCACCTGCATACGAAGTTCCAACATTAGCAATTGGCGATAAGGCATCTGTTGTTAGAGATTTGACTCTAAACATGAAGATGAATGAGAATATGAAAACCCAAGCGGTTTATGCAGGAGGCACAAAGTCAACTGCTAAGACAGATGGAGGTGGAAACTGTGGAGCAAACGCTTTTGAAGAAGGTTTTGGTATTGGTAGTTCTAAATACAATCTAGCAGCACCACCACCTAGTGATACGAAGAAGTGTCCATGTGAAGGAGCAGCACCAAACGAAAAGCAAAAGAGTTTTGATGAGCTTATGATGGATATGTCAAAGGAGGTAACAGACTCAAGCACATCAGCAGCAAGAACAGCATTGATGGATAAATACAATCCTAAGAACGGTGATCAGCATTGTGATGGTATGATTGTTCCTTTTGAGTTCGGATTTACTACAGATGGTATTGGTGGCTTTTCATTTGGTCAGATGGTATCTAGTGATAGAATACCAAGTGCTGTTAAGAAATCGTTTGAATGGCAAGTAACGACTGTAGAGCATACTGTGACACCAAACGACTGGACAACAACCGTTAACACAGTAATGAGATTCAAGAAAAGATAATGGCAAAGAATAGAGTAACAAGTGCATTTTCACCAGGAGCCAATGATGGCATCTTCCTTTACACAAAGGGTGGGGAGTACTCTTTGGATGGTATTGAATACATCGGGGAGTATCATGTAGTGCATGGAGTTGCTAAAACCGGTCCAAAACCAACGCCAGAAACAAAACTACTACAGAGATTGTATCCAAACAAGGATCATTACATCTATGATAAGATTCACAACTTTGATGTGAAAGTGTTGGACTTTGTAGAACCTAGACCACACCTATTCAATCCAACTGATGTATCTTATGAGTCAGGCTACGAAATGAGATTCTTTGTGGAAAGGATTGAAGACGATTTATCATATGCTATTGAGATTGATAACGATCAATTCAACCTAATTGATAAACCTGGTGGAATTGATGGAGGTATTTACTTATCAGCATCGGTGAGATGGAAACTCACAGGAAGACGTCAAGACATCATTGATCACAATGAGATGGAGTTATTCAAAGCTTCCAGCAAAGTTCCTAGCGTAAACTACGCAGTCAAAAACTTTTTAGAGTTTGCAAGGATAACCCTTGTTTGATAATCGGAATTAATTGTGTATGTTTACAACATGGTTGTAGACAGTATACAGCAAATCGAAGATTTCAAAGGGCAGTCAGTATTCCTTTATCCAGTATTAAAGGATGATCGATTACATAACGTAGTAAATAACGTTATAGGCTTCGTGTGTATTGATACGGACACTAGACAATCAATTGTAATACCAAATGGACATCCGGAAGGAGTGTTCAACTCAGATGATCTTTCTTTCTTGGAAGGACGTAGGGTATACAGCTATAACACAGTAGCTCTCAAGTATGCAGGATATGACACATCAAAGTATCTAGATGTAGCAATGCAGTACTATCTCTACACAAGCACAGGCTATTCAGCAGATACACCAGCAATCACAAACCACTACAGCAGACAATATCAATCGTGTTTTAGGATCAATGAGCTTATATCACTTTACAAACATGAGGAGATAGCTCTCTCTGTGTTTGAGCAGTGTTGGGTTAAAGTTGATCAGTCTGGATTGTCGTTCTACCAAAACGATCTTGTCGATGCTTTTGTCAGTATTGAGCGTAATGGCTTGGCTGTGGATCCAAATAAATTCAAAGAGAGGTTTGGTAATACGATTAGCTTGATCGGTGATAAAGCCTATACACAGTACAACTACTATACTACAACCGGTCGTCCTAGTAATAGGTTTGGAGGTGTAAACTATGCAGCTCTTAATAAAGAGGATGATACTCGTGAGTGCTTCGTGAGTCGATTTGAGGATGGCCAATTAGTTGAGATAGATTTTAATTCATACCACCCAAGGTTGATTGCTCAGATTATTGGATATGACTTTGGTAGCGATAACGTATATGAACACTTAGCTTGCCATTACCACAACACAGACAATCCAACACAGGAGCAGATCGAAGAAGCAAAAGAAGGAACCTTCAGACAATTGTATGGAGGAATCCAACACCAGTATCTACACATTCCATTCTTTAGCAAGACTAACGACATGGCAAAGTATCTTTGGAGCAAAGCTGAGGATGATGGTTTTATTGAGAGTCCGATATCAGGTAGAAAGCTGATAACAAGCAATTACCAGGACATAACCTTATACACACTATTCAATTACTTCGTACAGATGTATGAGACAGAAACTAATGTAATGGTGTTGAAGGAGTTGCATAAAAGGTTGTCGGGTATGAGAACAAAGCCAGTCCTATACACATACGATAGTATTCTATTCGATGTTCCACACGATGAGCTACAAAAACTACTCAGTGAGATCATTCCACAGTGTATTGACTTGGAGAAGTTTCCAATCAAGATAAAGTATGGAAGCAATCTCAAAAACCTGAGTGTTTAATTCTTTTGTAGATATTTATTAACAAAAAGGGCATGGCACTATCTAAAATAGAGAAGGTATTAGAATCTCTGATTCGCCAGGAGATTGAATCTTACCTTCGTGAGAATAAAAAGAAGTTTAGAAGAATCGACGAACTTGAGTCGGCTACTAACGCTGCTGATGACCAAAAGGTTTCAGCACTCAAACAAAAGAAAGCAGACTTAGAAAAGAAGGCTGCTCAAAATGATGGGGAGATTGCAAAGATCAAACAACAAATTGACGCAATAGAGAAGAAGTAATAAATGAGACCACAATTATTGTGCACATTCACATACGTTGATAGACTGACTGTAAGCATTGGACAGATATACAAGGCCTACAGCGCATCCGACGTATCTAATATGAAGGTGTACTCGTACGTACAAACCCCAAACAATGTGATCTGTGTTTACAATGTAAGCACGAGTGAACGCCGATTGAAAGACACCATTTCAATCAACCGAAAGAAGGATACAAACACTTTTTATAGCATTAACGCACTTAACAGCTTAATCAGAGTTCTAAATAACGGCATACTAGATAAGTCGTTTGCAATCGAATGGAGCAACTACCATAACACGCTTTTACTAGCTGATGGGGACTTCAACTGCAAGATGATCGAAATAAAAGAATTATCAGTCTGAGAGTTGCTAAATGCAAAAAAGTTTCGTATATTTAATAACAAGTAAGAGACTATAAGAATCCAGGGAAGAAAAAAAGTTTAGGCACAGAGTTGTCAGTTCGAAAAAAAGTCCCTATATTTGAAGAGTCAAGTAAGTTAAACAATTAAAAACAAACAATGTTATGGCGATCAATCTAGACGCAATCAAAGCAAAGCTACAAGCTATGCAACAAGCCAGCACTGGCGGAGGTGGTAACAAGGCAAATGAGTTCATGTGGAAACCACCAGTAGGAAAATCTCAAGTACGTATCGTACCCTACGCATTCGACAAAAACAATCCTTTCATTGAAATGTACTTCCACTACGAGATCGGGAAGCGCACAATGGTATCACCGGTTTCTTATGGCCGTCCTGATCCTATTGTAGAGTTTGCTGAGAAGTTGAAGAAATCAGGAGACAAAGATGATTGGAAGTTAGGAAAAAAGATCGAACCTAAATTCCGTGTGTATGTACCAGTAGTAGTACGTGGTGCAGAACATGAGGGTGTTAAGTTCTGGTCATTCGGTAAGCAAATCTACACAGAGTTATTATCTGTAATTGCTGATCCAGACTACGGCGATATCACCGACTTAATGAATGGTCGTGACTTGACTGTAGAGCACGTAGCAGCAGAGAAAGAGGGAGCTTTCCCATCATTCACAGTACGTGTGAAACCAAACACAACTCCAGCAACAACTGACAAAGAAGTTGCAGAGATGATCGTAAACAACCAAAAGAACATCTCCGAGTTGTTTACAGAATTAAGCTACGAAGAAATGACTGAGGCTTTGCAGAAGTGGTTAGATCCATCTAGTGATGCAGCGGCAGACGGAACAAAGGCTGCTAAACCAATCACAGGAGCTACTACAGCAACTAAGACAGAAGACATCACTTCAGCATTCGACTCACTATTTAATACCTAAAACTCATGGCAAAGCAGACTAATAAGACACCCGATGAAATTTCGGGAAGGGACGAACTAGCTTCCTTACTAGCGGATAGCTTAAACAAAAAGTTCAAAGATTTTAAGGCTGCGCATTTCTTGAGTGGTGAGGAAGAAACACCAACAGATTTAACAGAGTGGGTCGGAACCGGCTCATCTCTGTTAGACCTGGCAATCTCAAACAGACCTGAAGGAGGATTTCCAGTAGGGCGTATTGTTGAGTTGCAGGGTATGGAGGCATCAGGAAAGAGCTTGATCGTAGCTCACACACTAGCAAATACTCAGAAGAAAGGTGGACTTGCAGTTTACATTGACACTGAGAATGCGTTAAGCGAAGAGTTTCTTCGTGCGGTTGGTGTGGATGTAGCAAACATGCTTTATGTTCCTCTCGAGACAATTGAGGATGCCTTTGAAGCAATCGAGAACATTATCGAGACAGTTCGCAAGAGCTCAAAAGATCGACTAGTTACAATCGCATTGGATTCAGTATCAGCAGCTACCACAAAGGTGGAGCAAGATGCTGATTATGAAAAAGATGGTTGGGCAACCACAAAAGCTATCTTGATGTCTAAAGCGATGCGTAAGATTACAAACATCATTGCAAAACAGAGAGTGTTACTATTGTGTACATCTCAGTTACGTGAGAAGATGGGAGTAATGTTTGGAGACAAGTATACCACATCAGGTGGTAAGGCTTTAGGATTCCACGCAAGCTGTCGTATTCGATTGAAGGGAGTAGGTAAATTGAAGAGTGGATCAGGTAAGACTGAACAGATTATCGGAGTACAAACAGAAGCTCAAGTAATTAAGAATCGTATGGGTCCTCCATTCAAGAAAGCTACTTTTGACATCTACTTCAATTCAGGAATCGATGATTACAATAGCTGGTTATCCTTGATGAAAGATTATGGTGCACTCAAACAAGCAGGTGCTTACTATACTCTAGTCAATGAGGAGACTGGTGAGGAGATCAAGTTCATGTCCAAAGATTGGAGAGGAATGTTGGAAAACGACGAAGACTTAAAACAATATTGTTACAAAAAAATCTGCAATATCTTTGTTATGAAATATCGTGATCAAGATCACATTAATCCAGACGAGATATCAGTAGATGATGAAGAGCTAACCGACTAATGATAAACAAGTATCAAGCATTAATAAACGAGCTCAAGTTACGACAAAACGAAAGTGAGGCCGTTCACAAAAACTCAAGAGTGTTGATTGTTGACGGCCTCAACACTTTCATACGAGCGTACGCAGCAAGCCCAGTTACAAATACAAACGGAGAACACGTAGGAGGTATATCAGGCTTCTTGTTAAGCGTGGGTCACGCGATCAAAGCAATCAACCCAACCAGACTCGTCATTGTGTTTGATGGTAAAGATGGTTCAGCTCGAAGACGTTCTTTGTACCCAGAGTATAAGGCAAATCGTAAGGTGAAGATTCGATTGAATCGATCCGAAACAGTAGATAAGGAAGATAATCAGCTACAACAGCTTATGCGCTTGACGGAGTATCTGGATATAATGCCAGTGAATACGATCGTCATAGATAGAGCAGAGGCAGATGACGTCATAGCTTATTTATCTAACGACTACTTAGCAGATAAGGATTCGCAAGTTTTTATCATGTCTTCAGATAAAGACTTTATGCAACTAGTTGACAAACGAGTGCATGTTTGGAGTCCTACTAAAAAGAAGATGTTTTATGAGGATGATGTCGTAGAAGATTACGGCATCATTCCACAAAACTTTGCGCTATTCAGAGCCTTAACTGGAGATGATAGTGATAACATTCCTGGTGTAAATGGTGTGGGTGTCAAGACATTATTGGATAAGTTTCCTAAGATAGCTACCGATGTGATGACCTTAGATGAGTTCATTGAGTATGCTAAAGAGTTACACGCAAACAACAAAGCAAAGATTTACGAGAAGGTAGTTCAAGCAGAAGCTGATCTGAGACTATACTATGAGATTGTTCAACTTGGAGTTAGTAATATTAACACAAGTAGTAAGATCAAGATCATGGACATGATGGAGCATCCAACAAACAAACTTGCAAAGATCAAATTCCACCAGATGCTTATGCTAGATGGAATGACCAATGCGATAAGGAATGTTGAGATGTGGCTTCGAGAAACAACTACAAAACTAGATCAATTTTGTTTGCAAGATTAAAAAATATTTCGTAAGGTTACAATATGCAAACAGAAGACACACTACAATTTTACGGATCGGCCTTTCAGAATAAAGTCCTAGCAGTATTGATCAAGGACAGACCTTTTCTACAGCAAGTACATGATATCATCGATCCTAGATTCTTTTCGTCAGAGTCAGCTCAGTGGTTGGCTAAGACGACTTTAGAATATTTTGACAAGTATAAGTCACCACCAACGTTAGAAGTATTAAAGGTGGAATTGGATAAGATCGATGTAGATATCCTCAAAACAACAGTTGTTGAGAATATTCGAGAAATCCTAAAATACGCAGAAGCTGAGGATTCAGATTACATTAAGGATAAGACATTAGACTTCTGTAAGAACCAAAAGCTAAAAGCAGCAATTCTCAAATCCGTAGAACTACTCAAGTCAGGTAAGTATGATGAGATCAAATTAGGAATCGACGAAGCTATGAAGGCTGGAGCGGATCGTAATATTGGTCACGATTACCTAGACGATGTAGCTCTACGTTTTGTTGAGAATAAGAGAAACACAATCGGAACACCATGGGACGTTATTAATGAGATCATGGATGGTGGATTAGGTACTGGTGAGATGGGAGTATTCGTAGCACCAGCTGGTATTGGTAAGTCCATGGCGTTAGTCAATATTGCAGCACATGCAGCAAGAGCAGGATTGAATGTTGTGTATTATACACTAGAGCTTTCTGAGACTTATGTAGGAGCTCGATTTGACTCACACTACTCAGGAATACCATCTCAGGATCTAAAGTACCATCAAGAAGAGGTTGTTGAAGCTATCAAGAGTGTCAAGGGTAATTTGATTATCAAGTACTATCCAACTAAGACAGCCACAGTAAACTCAATCTCAGCTCACTTGGATAAGTGTATCATGCAAGGAGTAAAACCAGATATCGTTCTAGTTGACTACGCCGATTTGTTGAGAGATACTGGAGTGAAGGGAGCAGTGCGAAACGATATCATGCTAGGAAATATTTACGAAGAGTTGCGTGGATTAGCTGGAACGTATCAAGTACCACTTTACACAGCATCT